TGGTGGGTCTCAGATTACTTTTACTGGTCTGACAGCATCACAATCTAATGTTGTAGTCAATACAACAGTTAAGAAGATTAAAATCAAGAATAAGACCAAAGAATTTAATAGAAGTGCAAAGATTAATATCACCAATACATCTTCGGGTGTATCTACCAGCACTTCAGGTCTTACAACCAGCTTCTTCTATGGCACCAGAGTTGAAGATAAAGAAATCTCTCTGAATGTCCCCGATGTAGCAAATGTTGTTGCAGTATATGAATCTCTGAATTCATCTTCACCTTCTCTTGATTCTTTAGACTTCCCATCAGGACTAGCACTCAATACAAATTCTATTCTTGGTGAGAAAATCACTGGTAGAACCAGTGGTGCCATTGCTCAAGTAGTTACAAGAGCTTCGGCAACCAATGTTGAGTTTGTATATCTCAACTCCAAGCAGTTTGTTGTTGGAGAAATTGTTGATTTTGAAGAATCCGACATCTCATCAACAATTCAAACAATCAATCTTGGCAACTATCAGAATATTACTAATAAGTATACTCTTGATAAGGGTCAAAGAGAGCACTACTACGATTATTCTAGAATTGTAAGAAAGACTGATGGTTATATTCCATCACACAGACTTCTGGTAATCTACAACAACTTCACAGTACCTTCTAATGATGCTGGTGATGTCTATACTGTAGATTCATATGATGATGAAAGATACACAAGCGATATCCCAGCATTGCCTAGTGGTGTAAGAGCATCTGATATCCTTGATTTTAGACCAAGAGTTGCTCCATTCACTTCAACGACTTCATCTCCATTTGGTTTTGCTAGCAGAAACTTTGCAACTACTGGCACCAACCCAACACTGGTAGTTTCTCCATCGGAGAGCTCACTGATTGGTTATGACTTCTATCTGCCAAGAATCGATAGAGTTGTATTGGATAAGTTAGGTAACTTTAGTGTCATTAAGGGCGTTTCTGCTCTCAATCCTAAGGCACCTACCAATGTTGAAGAAGCAATGGATATTGCAACTATTGAATATCCTGCTTATCTTTATAATACCGACGATGCAGTTATCAAACTCGTCGATAATAGAAGATACACGATGAGAGACATCGGTAAGATTGATGACAGAGTTTCAACTTTAGAAACTTTAACATCACTCTCTCTGCTTGAGTTGGATACCAAAACATTCCAAGTCAGAGATGCTGATGGTTTCGATAGATTTAAGTCTGGTTTCTTTGTTGATGACTTCAAGGATGTATCCAGACTTGACGCTAAACTGAGCACAGTAAATGTTGATGTTGTTGCTAGAGAGTTGCTGACTCCTATCGACTTCTACTCAGTAAAACCAGAAATCGCTATTGACCCAGCACTTAATGCTGATACTGCAGATTTCTCAGATGACCTTACTCTCTTGGACACTAATGTCCAGAAGACTGGTGATTTGATTACTCTGAAGTATGAAGAGAAAGGATGGATTGAGCAACCTCTAGCATCTAGAGTTGAGAATATCAACCCATTCAACATGATTCTCTTCACTGGTGTTGTAGAATTAACACCAAGCTCTGACAACTGGGTAAGAAATATCTATGTTGACGGTGGTGAGAGAACAATCACTGGTGACTTCAACGGGTCTTATATTGAAACTGTCAAGATTTCTAGCAGACCTGACGAATACATCAGGTCCAGAAATGTTGCATTTGCAGCAGGTGGTCTCAAGCCTCTGACAAGATACTATCCATTCATGGATGGCACCAGTGGTATCGATATTACTCCAAAACTCATCGAAATTGAGATGAGTTCTGGTGTATTTGAAATCGGTGAAACTGTCCAAGGTTTCATTGGTGGCACCAGACTGTTTAGTGCAAGAGTAATTCAACCTAATCACAAGACAGGCACATATAACAATCCAACAACCACATATAGCCTCAACCCATACAATACTAGCGTAACTCTTCCAACTGAGTATTCACAATCCTCAACTGTCCTTAACCATGATTCAGAAGCACTTGCTGATGAAGTATCTGGTAAGTATAGTGGTTTTGTTACCGTTGGAATGACACTTCTGGGCGAGACCAGTGGTGCTGAAGCAACCGTATCTAATATCAGAGTTGTTACAGATACCTTTGGTGATGTTGGTGGCACATTCTTCTTCAGAGACCCATTAGCATCCCCAACTCCACCACTGCGTTTCAGAACTGGCACTAAGACCTTCAAACTGACATCAAGCTCCACCAACGCAGAACCTCTGCCAGGAAGTCTCCTGATTAGTAAGGGTCAGACCACATACGCTACTAGCGGTAGAGTTGATACCTTCAGACAGACTAGAGTTACTGTTAGAACTCCACCCCCACCACCACCAGCTCCAGCACCACAGAGAGGCGGTGGTAAGGACCCACTGGCACAGTCATTCACAGTTGATGAAACTGGCGCATTCCTCACATCTGTTGACCTATTCTTTGCTAATAAGGATGATAACCAGAAGGTAACAGTTGAAGTTAGAAATGTTGAGTTGGGCACACCAACTGACCAAATTGTTGATGACTTCGCAAGAGTTACATTAGACCCATCTCAGATTACTACATCTACAGATGCTAGTGTAGCAACGAATGTCAAATTCCCTGGTCCAGTTTATCTGCAACCAAATACCGAGTATGCACTGGTATTACTCTCACCATATTCAGATAATTATGAAGTCTGGATTGGTAGAATGGGTGAGAAGACCGTCAATACGACGACTCTCCCAGATGCAGAAAGCGTAATCGTCACCAAGCAATACATTGGCGGAAGTCTCTTCAAGTCTCAAAACGGGACTATTTGGACTGCAAACCAGTTTGATGACATGAAGTTTAAGTTGTATAAGGCAGAGTTTGCAACTAACCCAGGCACTGCATACTTCTACAACCCAACTTTAGATACAAACCATGATTCTGCTAAGTTGAATTCTAACCCAGTTAGAACTCTTCCAAGAAAACTCAGAGTTGGTATTACAACCACTACAGCGCTGAATGATGTCCTGAAGGTTGGTAGAAAGGTAAGTGATACAACTGCCGCTGCTGGACCATACGGTTTCATTGAAAATGTTGGTGGTAGAGTTAATACTCTTGCAAGCACATTGGTTGGTGCTGGATACAGCAATGGCACATTTACTGGTGTCCCCCTGTATTCCATCACAGGATCTGGCACAGGCGCAGAAGCAACACTGGTATTCGCAAGTGGTGCATTGTCCAGCATCTCTGCAGTAACAACCGCTGGTAATGGATATGCGGTTGGCGATATCCTTGGCATTACAACTTCGAGTGTTGTCAAGGGTAGTGGAGCACAGATTACAGTATCCGCTCTGAATGGATTTGATACTCTGTATCTGACCAATGTCCAAGGTGAAGAGTTGACTGCAGGTCAAGACTTGGTTGTTTATAATGGAGCAACTGCTGTTTCTTATGCAAACACTGATATTCTTTCTTCCGCAACTGTAAGCAACCTTTATGATGGAAGAGTATTGGAAGTCACCCAATACAACCATGGTATGCACGCTGACAATAACATTGTCACACTTTCAGGAATTGAGCCTAACACGATTCCAACAACTCTTGACGCTTCTCTGGGTATCAGCAGCACGACTATTTCTGTTGCAAACACCAGCATATTTGCCACATATGAGGGTATCTCAACAACTTCTGGATACCTCAAGGTAAATGGAGAAATCATGTTCTACAGCGGAATCACCGCTGGGTCTGGTGGTGCTGGCACAATCGGTATCAGCACAAGAGGTGTTGATGGGTCTCTGGTAAGGTCTCATGGTATTGGTGATAGAGTATTCCCATATGAGTTGAATGGCATCTCACTCACTAAGATTAATACTCAGCACAATATGCCTTCAGATACAACTCTCAAGGGTGCTAGAGACATTGATAAGTATCACCTGCAAATCAGCAGAGGGTCTAGAACTTCTGGTGATTCTCAGTTGAGTTTCACTGATGAAAATTCTGTTGGTGGAGATAATGCTTCTTCATCCAGAAACATTCAATTCAATACCGTCACGCCACAGTTTAATGTCATAACACCTGGTGAGACCACAACTATCTCTGCACAAGTCAGGACAGTAAGTGGCACCAGTGCTGACGGGTCTGAAGCATCATTCATTGACCAAGGTTATGAGTCTGTTGAAATCAACAACGAAAATGAGCTTTCTTCGACAAGAATCGTTGCTTCTAAGGTCAATGAAACTACCAGACTGACTGACCTTCCTAAGAATAAGTCATTCACGGTTGGTCTTACCCTCAATTCTTCAGATAAAAATCTCTCACCAGTTATTGATACACAGAATGCAACTGTTATCTACGGTAGAAGCAGACTGAATTCACCAATCTCAAACTATGTAACTGATGGTGATGTCAATCTGGTTGAGGGTGATCCACATACCGCAGTTTATGTAAGCAGAAAAGTTTCTCTGGAGCAACCAGCATCTTCTCTGAAGGTTATCTTGGGTGCATACAGACATTCATCTGCAGATTTCAGAGTCCTCTATCAACTCTTTAGAGCAGACTCTAGTGAAGTTGAGCAATCATTCGAATTATTCCCAGGTTATGACAACCTGAAGGATACTGATGGTGATGGCTTCGGTGATGAAGTAATCGATTCTTCACTCAACAGTGGTAGAGCAGATTCCTTCATTCCTGCAAACAAAGATGGAGAATTCTCCGAATATCAATTCACCGTTGATGGTCTTGAGCAGTTTGTAGGATTTAGAATCAAGGTTGTCATGAGTGGCACCAATGAGGCATATGCGCCCAAATTCAAAGACATGAGAGTGATTGCCCTTGCATAATATGGAAAGAGTTGAAGGACACAAGCACCTGTTTCGTGAGGATTCAGGTGCTATTGTCAATACTGATACTAATGGTTATAATCAGTATGTTAAACTGAGATCGGAAAGAAGGAGACAAAGAGAAGAAATAGACGGTCTAAAACAAGATATCAGTGAAATCAAGTCCCTACTTATGGAGATCATCAATGGACCCAAACTCAATTCAACTGGAAACAATGACCAGAATGTTTGAATATGAAAAACATTCTAGACTTATTGATGAATTAAATCTTGATGAATTGCGAGAATGTGCTAAATCTTACTGCAAACTTTATTTGAAGCAGCAAGAAGTTGTCAGTAGTTTTGGTCGCCTTGATTCTGGTTTGACATAAATACTTCTAAAGACCAACTTTACCATGGCAGTTTACGTCAGTAATATTGTTATCAATACCAGCACGACATTCGCTCAGTCATATACCCTGGAAAATATCAATACAAATGCCGTATTAGATTTAACAGGATATACTGGTAGGTCTGAGATGAGAAAGCATTCTGGTAGCACTACCGGAATAACAACTTTTACTGTCAGTTTTCCCGATAGAACTGGAGGACAAGTGCAGATTGGATTGACTACTACACAAACTGCAGCACTCAAACCTGGTCGTTATGTTTATGATTTACTCATCGATGATGGTAGCGGAACAGTTGATAGAGTGGTTGAAGGAATGGCAATCGTAAGTCAAGGAGTAACTCGCTAATGGCAAACATTAGAGTTAGAGTAGGTCAAAGAACAGGTCAAAAAGTAATCGCATCTAACAAGGCTGCTGCAAACTCTATTTCTTCAGCAACTGATGTAGATACTACAGGTAGAGCAAATAATACAGTTTTAATGTATGATAGTGCTACGGGCACTTACAAGCATGTAGACACAGCACAGATTGTTGACTTGTCTGATGGAACAGATGATGATTCATTTGATGCTGGTAGCTTCTGAAACACAAGGTAAAAAACAACTAAATAACTGTAAAGGTAAATAGTTTAAAAAATGGCTACTCCTGTTTTACAGTTTAAGAGAGGTGCCTTTAGTAATTTGCCAGCGTTGAAGGCAGGTGAGCCTGGTTTTACGACTGACAAGTATGATTTTTATATTGGATTAGATAATACATCAGGTAACAATAAGTTCTTCGGATCTCACCGCTACTGGACTAGAGAGCAGAACACTGTAGGAAGTGGTGTAAACCTTGTTGAAGGTTTAAACAACGGGACGGACTATGTTACACTGAGAGCACCAGCGAGTGTAGGTGCTGCAGTAACATTTGTCTTCCCAGGATCTCAAGGTGCTGTTGACACATTCCTGAGAAACGATGGATCTGGAAATCTTTCCTGGGATTCAACCCTCACCAATGTCAGTCTTACAAATGCCAACTTAACTGGCATCACGACTATTGGTGCAACTGACTTAGATGTAAATGCTGGGTCTATTGATATTTCAGGCATCACAACCTTTAGTAATACAACTGACAATACTTTAGGTGATGAGAATACTGGCGCTGTCCAACTTGACGGCGGCATGGGTATTGCCAAAAACCTGACAGTTAAGCAAAACCTTCATGTTGGAGGTTACTCTGAGTTTGTTGGTGTTGCAACCTTCCGTGGCGGTACAATCAACCTTGGCGATTCTGATACTGATGATGTCGTAATTGGTGGTGAGTTTGCTTCTCACTTGATTCCTACAACAAATAATCTTTATGACCTTGGTGCAGGTGGCAAGGCATGGAGAAATGCAAACTTTGCTGGTGTAGGCACATTTGCAACTGGTGCTGTAATTGATGCAGTCCAAATCGGTCAGTCTGGAAACGCCGAGATTGACACTTCTTCAGGAAACCTGACTCTCGACTCTGCTGGTGGTACGGTTACTGTTGATGATAACCTGTCAGTAGTCGGTCAAACAGACCTCAATGGCGATGTAAATATTGGTGATGCTGTTACAGATTCTGTAACTGTCACTGGAAGATTTGATAGCGACCTGATTCCTCTTGACGACAGTCAAAGAGACCTTGGTACAACAGGTCTCAGATGGGCAGAAATCTATGGCGATGCGTTAACAATTGATAATGTCCAGATTGGCGTAAGTGGTACTGGAGAGATTGATACCGATGCTGGTAATCTGACTCTCGACTCTGCTGGTGGCACAGTTACTGTTGATGACAACTTAACTGTTACTGCAGGAAATGATATTGTCCTTAGCGATTTAACAAATACTAGAGTTCTGCTTGCTGGTGCTTCTAGCGAAATTACTGATAGTGCAGACCTCACCTTTACAGGCAATGTCCTTACAGTTGTCAATACAATTGATGTTACAACTGTTGAGGCAACAAACCTCAAAGCAAAGGATGGCACCACATCTATTACTATTAGTAACACAACTGGTAATGTAGGTGTTGCTAGTGACCTGACTGTCTCTGGAAACTTTACAGTCCTCGGGTCAACTACTGAAGTCAATACAGAAACTCTTCTGGTTGAAGATAGTCTGATTGAAGTTGGTCTTGTTAACAGTGGCGGAAGTCTTGTTGCTCCTTCATCTGATGCAAACATCGATGTTGGTGTTGTCTTCCACTATTATGATAGTGTTGCTAGAAAAGCTGCCATTTACTGGGACGACTCAGTATCAAGAATCGTTGTTGCTTCACAAGTCAGTGAAACTTCTAGTGTATTGACCGCTTCCACATATGCAGACTTCGAAATCGGTGGTCTCTATGTAAATGATTGTGCTGGGTCTTCTCAAGTTATTTCTTGCACAGGGTCTGAAAGATTCCTGGAGAATATCACGATTGATGCTGGCACATTCTGATAAATAACCGATAACTTATAAATATGGGTAGGAGCAATCCTACCCCTTTTTGTATCTATTGAAATGACTGAAAACGATTATAAAAATTTTATTACAGTATATCAACAAAAGTCTGCTGATTTTTTCGCTCAAATAGTTGCTCTTGAAGCAAGAATAATGACTTCTAATCAGATGATGGAAGCAATGAGTGCAAAGATTGCTGAACAAACTGCAGAGATTGAAAAATTAAAAGCAGCAAAATCCACCAGAAAAACAACAAAAGATAATTCATCTTCTGAGGAATTCTAATGGCACAACCATCAACACGCCAAGGTCTGATTGATTATTGTCTTAGGCGTCTAGGTGCTCCAGTATTGGAAATTAATGTAGACGACGACCAGATTGATGATTTGGTTGACGACGCACTACAACTTTTCAATGAGAGACACTTTGATGGTGTCGAAAGAATGTTTTTGAAGTATCAAATAACTCAAGCAGATATTAATAGAGGAAGTGCCACCAATCAAAGTGGAAGCACTAATACTGTTGGCATCGTAACCACAACCGCAACCTCAACGAATGTTGATGGACTTGGCACGGTAACTTCAAACTTCTACGAAACTTCAAACTTCATTCAGATTCCAGATTCTGTTGTAGGTATCGAAAAGATTTTTAAGTTTGATACCAGCTCAATATCTGGTGGAATGTTTAGTATTAAGTATCAGTTATTCCTGAATGACTTATACTACTTCAACTCTGTAGAACTTCTACAGTATTCGATGACAAAAACATACTTGGAAGATATTGACCATCTTTTAACTACAGATAAGCAAGTTAGATTCAATAAGAGGCAGGATAGATTATATCTGGATATTGACTGGAAGGCACAAACTGCTGGAGATTATATAGTCCTCGATTGCTACAGAGCATTAGACCCAGCATCATTTACTCAAGTATATAACGATAGTTTCTTGAAGAAATACTTGACTGCTCTTATTAAGAGACAGTGGGGACAAAACCTCATCAAGTTTAATGGCGTCAAACTTCCAGGTGGTATTGAGTTGAATGGAAGACAAATATATGATGATGCAGAAAAAGAGTTAGCGGATATTCAATCAAGAATGGCTATGGATTATGAACTTCCTCCTTACGACTTTATTGGATAATGGCACTTAACCCTTTCTTTTTACAAGGCTCTTCATCAGAGCAAAGACTCGTACAGGAGTTGATTAACGAGCAACTCAAAATTTATGGTGTCGAAGTAACTTACATTCCCAGAAAGTTTGTAAGAAAGCAAACCATCATTGAAGAGATTCAATCATCAACTTTCGATGATAATTTCTTGCTAGAAGCATACATCAATAACTTTGATGGTTATAGTGGTGCTGGCGATATTATGACTAAGTTTGGGGTAAGTATCAGAGATGAGTTATCTTTAACTGTCTCCAAAGAAAGATTTGAAGACTTTATTGCAGTCTTCCTTGAGGATATGGATGATGATGAAATTGAAGTTGCTACAAGACCAAGGGAGGGGGACTTAATTTATTTCCCACTGGGACAAAGATTGTTTGAAGTTAAGTTTGTAGAGCATGAAAATCCTTTCTATCAGTTAGGAAGAAATTATGTCTATGAACTAAAATGTGAACTCTTCGAATATGAGGATGAAGTTATTGATACTGGTGTTGATGAAATTACTGATACTTTAGACCAAACTGGATATATCAAGGACTTGATCTTAGTATCTGCTGGAACTACAGCAAGAGCAACAGCAGGTGTTGGCACCAGTTATGTTAAAGAAATATTCCTCAATAATGATGGTTCTGGTTATACCAGTGCTCCAACAGTAGTATTCTCCGCTCCAGATATTGGAGTCGGAAGAACAGCAACTGCAGTTGCAATCACAACCACCAGAAATAATGTAACATCTATTGAAAAGATACAAATAACAGATGGTGGTCTTGGTTATACAACCGTCCCAACAATATCATTTACTGGTGGTGGAGGCACAGGAGCAGCAGCTACTTGCACCATTGCACCTAATGTAACTACACAAGGTGTGATTACAATTACGGTCACAAATGGTGGTGTTGGATACTCTACTGTCCCATCAGTAACTATTAACACTCCAACACTAACTCCAACAAATACTGCAACTGCAGAAGCAGTCCTCGGAGTTGGTGGCACTATATCTGCAATCAGAATTACTGATGCTGGATCTGGATATGATGGTGCAGCAACTGTCACGATTGGTGCTGGTGCTACTGTTGGTGTTGGCACATTCTGGAGAAATGAGATAGTCACAGGTGATGAGTCTGGTGCTACTGCCAGAGTCAAGAGATGGTATGCATCTACCCATACACTCCAAGTTGGTATTACTTCAGGCACTTTCTATCCTGGAGAAACCATCACTGGTGCAAAGTCTGGCGCATTCTACGAAATCCGCACAGAGGAAGAAAATGATGCTCTTGATAAATACAGACAAAATGAAGAGCTTGAAACTGAAGCAGACAATATACTAGACTTCACCGAATCAAATCCCTTTGGTAACTATTAATGTTAGGAACTTACTCATACCACGAAATCATTAGAAAGACAATCATTGCTTTCGGCACGCTTTTTAATGATATCCATATTCAACATAAAGATGACTCTAAGACGATTAGTGACATGAAAGTTGGTCTTGCTTATGGACCAACTCAAAAGTTTCTGGCAAGACTTGAGCAGCAGGCAGATTTAAATAAACCTGTCCAAATTACATTACCAAGAATGTCATTTGAGATGACATCTATTGATTATGACCCATCAAGAAAGACTGGTGTTACTCAAACATTCAGAGCGGTTGATGGTGAGAAGATGAAAAAGGTATTCATGCCTGTGCCATATAATATTGGTTTTGAGTTAGCAATCTTCTGCAAGTTAAATGATGATGCTCTTCAGATTGTTGAGCAAATTCTTCCAAACTTCCAACCAGCATTCAACCTTACTGTTGATTTGGTTGATTCTATTGGTGAAAAGAGAGATATTCCAATCGTCTTAAACAGCGTCTCATTTCAAGACGATTATGAAGGTGACTTTTCCACAAGAAGAGCACTGATATATAGATTACAGTTTACTGCAAAAACTTATCTCTTCGGACCTATCGCAGATAATCCAGAGGGTCTTATCCGTAAGGTTATCGTCGATAACTATGCAGATACGAATACTCAAACTGCTAAGAGAGAAATGAGATACACAGTCGTCCCTGACCCAGTTGATGCTGACCCTGGTGATGACTTTGGATTTAGTGAGACCTGGGAATACTTGGGTGATTCTAAGTCTTACAGTCCTACAAAACAATCTGATATCTAATACTTATGTCTGAATTTGATTCTATTGATGAAGCTCTGAATGTTGAGAGCAGTATAGTTCCGTCTGAAGAATTACCAAAGAGTATTCAGAAGCGTGAAGAAAAGACTGACATATCAAAAGACTATGAATATACCAGAGCAAACTTGTATTCTTTGATTGAGAAGGGTCAAGAAGCAATCAATGGAATCATGGAATTAGCAGGTGAGGGTGGAAGTCCCAGAGCTTATGAAGTTGCAGGTCAATTAATTAAGAGTGTTGCTGATACGACTGATAAGTTGATTGACTTACAGAAGAAACTGAAAGATGTAGAAGAGGATGTTGGTAACAAAGGACCAAGCACTGTTACTAACAATGCAGTATTTGTTGGGTCAACTTCCGAATTGCAAAAACTACTGAAGCAAGGTTTTCTAAATAATAATAAGACCGAACAATAATAATGAAAAAATCCTGCAAGAAGGGTTACTACTATTGCTTCACTTCAAAGAAGTGTAAGAAGATACCTGCTGGTCACCATGTCATGGGATCAGGTCGTTTGATGAAAGATAGTGAGCATGATGAAAAAAATGGTGGCGAAGAATCAACCGAAACTACCAAGAATGGTAACGGCAATGGTAATGGTGGAGATGGTGGCGGTGCAGTAAGTGAAGGGTGGTCGGATAAGTATAAGAAGTCTATTGACTGCAAAAATCCAAAGGGTTTCTCACAAAGAGCACACTGTCAAGGTAGAAAGAAAGTGAACGAAGCAAAAGAAAAGCAAGACCATGAAGTATCAATGGCAAAGACGCAAGTCAAGAAGTCTATTGATAATCTTCAGAAGGTAGCAAGAGTACTTGCAAAGAAAACTGATGCGGATAATCTTCCTGCATGGGTGCAGTCGAAATTATCTGATACTGAGCACAACACTGATGCTGCTGCTTCTTACATGACTGGTGGTGATGATGTAAAAGAAGAATATATTGAAGAAAAGAAAAAAGGCGGCACACTTCACAACTGGTTTAAGAAATCAAAATCAAAAGACGGTAAGCCTGGTTGGGTGCAATCAGATGGATCTCCTTGTGCTAATGAAGAGGGAGAAACCAAAACACCCAAGTGCTATTCCTCAAGAAGACTTGCTGGTCTGAAGAAAACTAAGGAAGGAAGGAAAAAGATTAGAAGTGCCGACGCACGCAAGAGTAGAAAGGATCCTGGACAACAACAAAAGTCCGGTGGTGCTGCACCAACAATGGTAAGAACTTTCACTGATAAGAAAGATTATAAGAAGCACAAGTCTGGTGATTATTCAGCAGAGAGTTTTGAAATGCAGGAAGCAAGAGATGTGAAGGGTAAAGGTAGTGGCAAGAAAGATGCTTGCTACCATAAAG